AAAAGGTAAATAGTCGACATGGACATTCGTAAGATAAGTGTTGGACCCGACTATAAGTCAGGAGCTATGCACTACATAGTAGGGCAGGAGGTGTTAGGTAATACACATACCATACACCTCATAAAGTATTATGATAAGACTCAATCTATAAAGATATGGATAGAGAACGAATCTAATGAGATACTGCTATGGAAAGAGTTCACATCGGATATGCCTATTGCAATAGAATATAATATAAACTTTTAATGAAGTCTATATATCAGTTCATAGTAGAGCCTGTAAATAATAAAAGATATAATAACACAAAGACAATAGCAGGCATGGACTTTATTATCAGCACATCTGAAGAAGATGTGTCTGCATCTAATAGAGAGGCTGTGGTAATAGAGACCCCATTAGACTATAGTGGTCCAATAGAAAAAGGAGACATCTTGTTGGTACATCACAATGTGTTTAAGTTCTACAATGATATGAAAGGCAGACGCAAGAGTGGGAAGAGTTTCTTTAAAGAGAATATATTTTTTATAGACTACGACCAATTCTTTGCGTATAAAAAAGATGGTGTGTGGCATGGATATGACAGATACTGTTTTATAAAACCTACGCCTATAAAAGATAGTTATATATTTAAGCCAATAACAAATGAGCCTCTGATGGGTACGATTGCTATACTTAATGATAGCTTGAAAGCTCAAGGGCTGCAGGTTGGTGACATGATATGTTACAAGCCATCACAGGAATATGAGTTTAATGTAGATGGCGAGATATTGTGGAGGATGTATGACCATTCAATAACATTGAAGATATGAACTCAAAGGATATTAAACTAAAGATTATTGAGGCGGGTCACAGGGCTGTCGAGCAACTTATAAAGGTTGCCAAGGAAGATATTATCAAGCATGACCCTGAGGATGAGCTATCGGCAGACAGGTTGAAGAATGCTGCAGCTACAAAGAAGCTTGCAATCTTTGATGCCTTTGAGATATTAAATAGGATAGAATCTGAAAGGGAGGCTATCGAGTCATTAGATAAGGGTCCAAGTAAGGTAGATACAAGACAAGGTTTTGCAGAAAGAAGGTCAAAATAGTATATATAGGGTAGTACGTGAGCACATTCCTAATAGCGTATATGTGAATAAGAATCGCAATAAGTCTTGGCTATATGGGTACAATGAGAAGTATGATGTTGTAGTCATATCAAAGACAGGCGAGATAGGAGAAGTCATTGAAATATCAGGACTTAAGATAGCATTACCTAAGCCTCCAAAAGAATTCTATCAACGACACAAGAATAAAGACGAGCAGTATTGGGAGCGTAGAGAGCTACCAAAAGAACTTTCAAAAATACAGTCCATATTCCAATGGAATGAGATGCCTACAGAATTTAAGTCTCGTTGGGTAGACTACATTGAATCTGAATTCGACAATAGAGACTATGGCTTTTGGTTCATGAATAACGGGAAGCCAACATACATCACAGGCTCACATTATATGTACTTACAGTGGACATCTATTGATGTGGGATACCCGGACTATAGGGAGGCTAATAGATTGCTATATATTTTTTGGGAGGCGTGTAAGGCTGACAAGAGAAGTTTTGGCATGGTCTACTTAAAGATTAGACGTTCAGGATTCTCGTTTATGTCATCATCTGAGTGTATCCACACAGCAACACTTGCAAAAGATGCACGAGTTGGGATACTATCAAAGACGGGTAGTGATGCAAAGAAGATGTTTACGGATAAGGTTGTGCCAATAAACAGCAGGCTGCCATTCTTCTTCAAGCCTATCATGGATGGTATGGACAAGCCTAAGACTGAGTTAGCATATCGTGTGCCCGCATCTAAGATTACGAAGAAGAATATGTTTGACTCTGAGGATGATGTGATTGAGGGGTTGGATACTACCATAGATTGGAAGAACACAGATGACAACAGCTACGATGGTGAGAAGCTCTTGCTGTTGGTACATGACGAGAGTGGAAAATGGGTAAAGCCCAATAACATACTTAACAATTGGTTAGTGACTAAGACGTGTCTAAGGTTAGGTAGTAAGATTATTGGGAAGTGCATGATGGGTTCTACATCTAATGCATTAGACAAGGGAGGAGACAACTTTAAAAAGTTATACTACGACTCAGATATAACAAAGAGGAATGCAAACGGTCAGACAAAGAGTGGGCTGTATAGCCTGTTTATACCTATGGAGTGGAACATGGAGGGATTTATTGATAGGTATGGTATGCCTGTCATGCAGAATGATGGGCAAAAGATTAAGGGGATTGATGGAGAGTGGATAACACATGGCGCATTAGACTATTGGGACAATGAAGTTGAATCACTAAAGCATGACCCTGATGCATTAAACGAGTATTATCGTCAGTTTCCACGGACCGAGTCTCATGCATTTAGAGATGAGAGCAAGCAGTCGCTATTTAATCTGACAAAGATATACCAACAGATAGACTACAATGATGCTATGATAACAGAGCAATATGTTACACGTGGCTCATTCAGTTGGAAGAATGGAATACAGGATACTACTGTAGTATTTAATCCTGACAATAGAGGGAGGTTTCTAATTACATGGGTTCCTAATAAAAGCTTACAAAACAATTCTGTAAAAAGGAATGGGATTATGTATCCGGGCAATGAGCACATAGGAGCATTTGGATGTGACTCATACGACATCAGTGGGACTGTAGGTGGCGTAGGCTCTAATGGTGCACTGCATGGGCTAACAAAGTTTAATATGGAAGAGGCTCCATCTAATGAGTTCTTCTTGGAGTACATAGCAAGACCTCAGACTGCTGAGATATTTTTTGAAGATGTGCTCATGGCGTGTGTGTTTTATGGTATGCCAATACTTATAGAGAACAACAAGCCAAGGCTATTATACCACTTCAAGAATAGGGGGTACAGGGGGTACTGCATGAATAGACCTGACAAGACATTTACAAAGCTATCTAAGACAGAGAAAGAGCTTGGGGGTATACCCAACTCAAGTGAGGCTGTAAAGCAGGCACACGCAGCAGCTATAGAGTCATACATAGAGAATCATGTCGGTATGAAATCTGATGGAGATATGTCATCTATGCCATTTAACAAGACTCTCGAAGATTGGGCAAGGTTTGATATTACAAACAGGACTAAGTTTGATGCATCAATTAGTTCGGGGTTGGCTGTTATGGCGTGCCAAAAGCATATGTATCAGCCTGAAAAAAAAGAATCAAAAATAAAGGTTACCTTTGCAAGGTATACTAACACCGGGAATATAAGTCAAATAATTAGATGAAGGACATAAAGATTAATATTTCATCAGTAGGGTTTCCAAGTCAGTTTGTTTCTGATGCCGAGAAGGCAACAGACGAATATGGTCTGATGATAGGTCAAGCCATTCAATATGAATGGTTCAAAAAAGATGGTAATAGCTGTAGGTTCTATGACCAATGGAGAGAGTTCCATAAGCTAAGGTTATATTCAAGAGGCGAGCAGTCTGTTGCAAAATACAAAAATGAGTTAGCCATTGATGGCGACCTATCTTATCTTAACTTAGATTGGACACCTATACCTATCATACCTAAATTTGTAGACATCGTAGTTAACGGAATGTCTGATAGACTATTTAGGGTTAATGCCTATGCACAGGATGCAATGTCTCAGGCAAAGAGAAGCAAGTATCAGGACATGATAGAAGGACAGATGGCAGCAAAAGAGCAGCTATCTATAGTAAAAGAGATGTCAGGATATGACCCTTTCATGATGCCTGAAGATTCTTTACCTCGTGATGATGAGGAGATGGCATTATATATGCAGCTTAATTATAAGCCTGCCATTGAGATAGCTGAAGAAGAAGCTATTAATACCATACTTGATGAGAATCACTATATAGACTTACGCAAGAGAGTAGACTACGACATAACTACATTGGGGATTGGAGTATTGAAGCATGAGTTTTTAAAAGGCTCAGGTGTAAAAATATCTTATGTAGACCCTGCAAATGTGGTGTATAGCTATACAGAAGACCCGCACTTTAAAGATTGTTTTTATTGGGGTGAGGTGAAGACGCTTCCTATAACGGAGCTAATGAAGATAGACCCATCACTCACCAAAGAAGACTTAGAAGAGATAAGCAAGTATAGTCAGTCTTGGTATGACTACTACAATGTCGCACAATTCTATGAGAATGATATGTTCTATAGAGACACTGCAACATTGCTATACTTCAATTACAAGACCACACAAAAGATGGTCTATAAGAAAAAGATTACAGCAACAGGCGGAAGTAAGGTTATCGAGAAGGATGACCAATTTAATCCACCTGAAGATATAATGGAGGAAGGTAACTTTGAAAAGTTTGAGAAGACGATTGACGTGTGGTATGACGGAGTAATGGTGATGGGTACAAATATTATATTGAAGTGGGAGCTTGCAAAGAATATGGTGAGACCTAAGTCAACATCTCAACACGCACTACCAAACTATGTTGCTGTTGCACCTCGAATGTACAAGGGAAGATTAGAGTCTTTGGTCAGACGTATGATACCATTTGCCGACTTGATACAGATGACGCATCTAAAACTACAGCAGGTAATCTCAAGGGTTGTACCTGATGGGGTATATATAGATGCAGATGGATTAAACGAGGTAGACCTTGGTACAGGAGCAGCATACAATCCTGAAGATGCATTGAGATTATACTTCCAAACGGGTAGTGTGATTGGGCGTTCATACACACAGGATGGAGAGTATAACCAAGGCAAGATTCCTATCCAACAGCTTACATCTAACTCAGGTGCCTCTAAAACACAGATGCTTATAGGAAACTATAATCATTATCTGAACATGATTAGAACTGTCACAGGATTAAACGAGGCGAGAGATGGTAGTGATATTGACCCTAATTCATTGGTAGGGCTACAGAAGCTTGCTGCATTAAATTCAAATGTAGCGACTCGACACGTACTTGATGGAAGCCTATATGTGTACAGGTCTATTGCAGAAGCATTAACATATCGTATTGCTGACATACTTGAGTATGCTGATTTCAAAGATGACTTTGCGAATAAGATTGGAAAGTATAATGTGTCTATCCTCAATGAGATAAGTGACTTGTATGTGTATGACTTTGGAATCTTCATAGAAATATCTCCTGATGAAGAGCAGAAAGCTCAGCTTGAGCAGAATGTTCAGATGGCTTTATCTAAGGGTGACATTAATCTTGAAGATGCGATAGACATCAGAGAGCTTAAGAATGTGAAGCTTGCCAATCAATTGCTTAAATTAAAACGTAAGCAGAAACAGGACAGAGAAGAGCAGATGGCTATGCAGCAGCAGGCGATGCAAAGCCAAATCAATATGCAATCTCAACAAATGGCTGCACAAGTGGCTGCACAAAAGATACAGATGGAGTCTCAGAGCAAGATGCAAATCGAGCAGGCTAAGGCTGCATTTGAAATTGAGAAGATGAATAATGAAGCCAAGCTGAAGTCATTGCTAATGAAAGAAGAGTTTGACTATAATATGCAGCTTCATAATCTTAGAGAGATGTCACTACAAAATAGAGAGACGGAGCGTGAAGATGCAAAGGCTAAGCGTATCAGTCAGCAGAATACAGAGCAGAGTAAGCTAATCAATCAAAGAAAGAACAATCTACCGCCATTAAACTTTGAGTCTAATGAGGACAGTTTGGATGGATTTGATTTGGCTGAGTTCTCTCCTCGGTAGTATAAAATATAATTAAAAAAAACTATTAACTT